GAATAGGGAGTTCCGTAACTTGGTCCATCTTGAGGAGGTCTTCTCCTGCGAGGGCGTGGAGGACGTGATACCACCCCCACTTTTCGCCGACTGGATCGCTGCCTCCGCTACCTCCAGTAAAGAGGACTTCATATCTAGAAGCAGTTCGTTTCTGGTAGTCCAAAAAAAAAGCAGCGTACCCGATACGAGGTCTGCGGGCATCTCCTCAAATATAGATGCGTCTTCTTTTGCGGTGTATTTCTTCACCTCGTATTTCTCCCCGAGTTCGTAGGTTACTTGCCGGAAGAGAACGGACATTACTTTGTGCGCGTTCTTCCAGAAGTCCTCGAGGTAGTTTTCGAGGTCGATCCATTCCCCCGCCGTGAATGCGTCCCAATCGGGAACGAATCCGAAGCGGTTTCCGTCCATCTCAACCACTTTCTCGAATCGTGCGGTCTCTTGGGTCATTAGCTGGTCAAGATGCGCTGTGGCGGCTTCTATGAGCTTCTGCGGCATGGTACGTAACTTCTCTACGGATTCACCGGTACAAATGGAGATGCGTTCGAGTTGGTTCTCGCTTGTCATCATTACCTGCAGTTCTCCGAGGGTGAGGTCTGACCATCTATGAGGGAGGCGTAATTCCATCGTTTAAATAACTTCGATTTGTGGGTTTCCTTATCCGTTCCTATACGATACGGGTTTGCGTGAATCGGGCGTGGATTTTGCGTGTTTACGGGAATTTTACGGGTGACCCGTAATTTACCCGATAGCGTAGGAGCCAAAGTTGGGGTTCGTTTGGTTGAAAGTGATTGCATACCGCATCGCGTCGATAGCGTGGTTAAATTGGTCTACGGGTTCATTCAGTTGCTTGCCGTTCTTATCCTCCTTCCATTTGTAGTTGCGTAGCTCCTTAATCAGGTTCACACTCCGCGCCGTGACAAGTAGCGGCCTCGAATGGAGGAACTGGATTCCGCTTCTAACCGAATCTCTTCCCTTTCTTGCTCCGTGAGTATTGAATCCGTGACCGTGTATCTCATCGATGCTCTTTGGTTCGGCGGAGTCACATATAACAACATCCGATCGATTGACTCCGTTATCTCGGAGGCTTTTTGCAATATCTGAGTTAGTAAGGCGCGTTGCGTAGCAGAGTTCGTCCACCGCGAAGCCGTGGCCGTCGGTGTACACTCGCACGATGGCGGTTGGGTCGTTCGTGTAGCCGAAGTCAACGCCCGTTGAGAGGAGTTTGTATTCATTTGGTATTTGGTCTATTTCTTTCCAATGGGTGAAGATGGTCGCCCGGGATGTTCCCCGCTCTCCGAGTCCGTAGACCCTCCAGAAGTTTTCGTCTGCTTCTTTGAATCGCTCAATCTCCATGACCACACTTTCAGGGAGGAAGGGGTTGTCTTTGTACGTGGTCTGAAAAAACTCCGCGTCTTCTCTTGGGATAACTTCGTCATATATCCAATGAAATTCGTCTGAGGGGTTGTAATCGATTAAGACCCTCCCCGTTGTTCGGAGGAGGAGTTGCCGCCAATCTTCGAGGTTTATCTCGTTGGCTTCGTTAATGAAGAGAACGTCTCGCTTTCGGCCTCTTACCTTCTGCGGTTGGTCGATGCTAATGAACTCGACCATATTGCCCCATAGTTGATACGTTGCGTCGCTCTTGTTGTGAAGGTCGGGGTTGTATATATCCTCCCGGTTGAGTATCTCAAAGAAGTCCCGCATCGCTGTAGCTCGAAGTGCTGGGAATGTCTTCCGGCATATGGTGATGACGAGGCCGCTGTTCTTGTGGCAAAGCTCTATGAGAGCCGTGAGGATGGAGTACGTCTTTCCGGATCGTGTCCCGCCCTGGTGAACTTGAATCTTCGACTTGCATTCTTTGACGTGGTAATATGTCGCGGGGAGTTTACTCATCCAACCACGAAAGCGGCTTCTTCTCTGTTACCTCTATCTCTTGCCGTTCTATATATCCGCGCTTCTTGCCTTTGGTCTTCAGGAAGAATATCGTTGCGGCTGGGTTGCCTTCCTTCACGAGTTTATAGAGGTGGGATTCTGCGAAGTCGAGGACACCGTCTTGAATGGAGTCAACTGCTTTCTTGTATTCCGGGTCATCCTTGAGCCAGTTGTAATGAGTCCCGCGAGATATACCCGCCATCTTTACAGCAGTTGAAACGATGCCCAATGACTTCTCAAGGGCTTCAATCATTGCCTCCTTTTTAGGGCTGTTCAATTCGTCTAATTTCACGGCTTCCATAGCTCTGCCTTTTTACCGGTGAAGTCTTCCCATCGCTTTACAATTACGTCGCAGTATTTCGGATCGAGTTCCATTCCGTAACATTTGCGACCAGTCTTTTCTGATGCTATTAGCGTCGAGCCTGAACCGAGGAAGGGGTCAAAGATTGTGCCCTCCGTCATCTTAACGCACCACTCCATAACGGCAACGGGTTTCATAGTTGGGTGTAATTTGCTTTCCCCGCCCCAATGATGCGACAACAAACGGCAATTTTTACCGAGGTTCGTCCATGCCAACTCAAACTCACTAAAAGATAATCCGTCATTTTTTTTGTGCCAACAAAGCCAATCGTTAGTAGGTGATAGAACATCGGAGAAGTAATTCCCTCCCCAAATTATTTGAGTGTTTGCTAAATCAAGAAGGGCGGTTATTTCGGGGCGGCTTTTGTCCCAATCGCCTCCTCTGTGAAATTGCTTTTTACCACTTCCAAGCGTTTGATTATTCGCGTTGATTCCATACGGAGGGTCTGTAATAAGCGTATCTGCATTTTCTCCCTTCAATAGCTTCTCCACGTCCTCCGCCTTCGTAGAGTCCCCACACAGCAAACGATGCTCTCCCAAGATATAGAGGTCACCGAGTTTCGTCTTCGGTTCTTCCGGTACTGAGGGTACTTCGTCGGGGTCGGTCAATCCTTCGACCTCTTCCTCTTCCGGGGTCCATACATCGAGACCCCATTCTTCGAGTTGGGTTGCGTCCCATTCGTTGGCTAGGATATCCCAATCCCATTCCCCGAATCCTACGTTGTCTTTTACTATGAACTCGTTCGCCTTGCTTTCTTCCCAAGAGGCTACGTAGACAGGTGCTTCTTTGAGTCCTGCGGCCTTGCAAGCCTTGAGGCGCATATTCCCTCCGAGGACGATATTATCGGGATTGACTACGATTGGACGCGCTTCGAGCATCTCCGGAAATTCCTTTATACTCTTAACGAGCTTCTGGAATTTGTCGTCTTTAATTATCCGCGGGTTGTTCGGGTTCTCCTGAAGCTCCGAGAGATTCATGAGCTTGAACGATGACGGCTTCGAGGGTGTGGAGGAATTCTGCATTGTGAACGGCTAAGGTGAGGAGTAGAGTTGCGGGATCTTGTCCGACGTGCATTCGGACGACTTCGGCGTTCTCCGTTATGAGGAGGTAGTTCTTTGCGTGGAGGAGGGCTTTACGTGCGTTTCTCATGGGTGCAAGATACGACCTTCAACGTCCATCGCGATGGTTTCGAGCCATTCGCGATCGTACCACGTCATATTCACGTCTCTTCGGTGAAGTACCTTGAGGCCGTTAACGTATCCCTTTTGGTAGTATACGCTCTCTTCGAATTTCTCCTTCTTCGGTTGCTTCATGAACTCCCGGATGTTGTTGGCGATTTCTTCGCGCTCTTCTTTCGTGTAACTCATTGTCCTGTCTCTTCTTTCCAAATAGTGGAACATACTGCGACGCGCTGCTCTGGATCGGGGAAGTCCCGCTTCGAGATTACGTTGTTTATGCAACGGTGCATGAATTGGTAGCGGTTTTCGCCTTTGTTGGGTTTAGGTAGTGGCATCTTTCAATAGTTTTTTCAGTTCGTTTAACATCCTCCGGTTACAGCTACTGCATTGGGAGGCTTTCGTATTCGTTCCGGTCGCTTTGGAGTACAGTTCGGCGAGGTCGCCATTCGTCGCGTCGCGAGGGTTGTCGATGAGTTCGCGAACCCTGTCCAAAAATTCCGCGCTTATCTCTGCCTCCCATTTACCGAGCGGGCACGAGGCTACCTTTAACCGCGTCTTTGTGGGCATGTGGCAGCCGCATAACTTGGAGTCGGTGAAGGCTTCCGTTACCAGGGGGCCGCAACTCTTCGTGGATTGTACGAAGTGTTCGCAGTCTTGGCAAATGGTGAGGCGATTAGTCCTCTTCTGTCCGGTTACGAAGAACATTCTTCAAGGTTTTTCGGGTGAGGTGTAGTGAGCGATATAAGGTTGATTCTCCAATGCCAGACCGTCGAGATATTTCAGCCATATTCCATCCGCTGAGATATAGTCCGAATACTGTTCTATCGAACCAGCTGAGACGGTCGAGAATGAGTTGGAGTTGTTCGCGCTGCAGGGCTTTGCTCCAGTCGGTTTCGGTGGCTTGTTCTTGGGGTTCATTATCGTTTGTTTTATAGAGTTCCTTAAATTTTCCGCGTGTCGCTTCGAAGTACATAGCCTTAACAAAGTACCCAAAGGGGTTTTCCATATATCGCTTATCTACGCAACGCAGATAGACGTGGTGCACAAGGTCGGTCGGGTCGTCCGTCCATCGTTTGGCAACGTGAACGAGTTTCGAATAATTCCGTGTTAGGAAGTTATTCCAGTCCTCGGTGTGCCTTGATTTCATTTACTTTTCTCCTGTAGTACCGGCACTTCTCCTCGAGTTCTTCTACCGTCCACTTCTTTGTTTTGTTGCTCTCGATAAGGATAGCTTCCGCCGTTCCTTCGCCATATTGCGCATCCAGGTTTTTACCGAAAACGTATTGTTGGCCTCCGGTCATGTTACATTGCTTGCATTGGAACTGGCAGTTCTCTTCCTTCCATCGCGTAGCGAGTTTGGCCCGGGTGATGAAGTGTCCGCAGTCTACTTCTTTGTAGTGCCGTAAACGGCCGCACGTGTAGCAATTTCCCCAACCTTCTTCGTTAGATCCACGCAAGCGGATAAACTGCGAGAAGATGGAATCAAGTTTTGCTTTCGTCTTCGCTATTCCCATTCTTTCCCGGTATTAAAAAGGGGTTATTCTTCATTCTCCAAGCGAGCTTGGCCGCTTCTGCATCGTACTCGGGGACGTTCGTTGGGTTGTCCGTTCCACGTGTTACGTGCTGGTGCTGTCGTTCAAGGATTGGGGCGCGTTCCTCCTCGTGCTTCGTGATGCAATCGCGGAATTCCTGCATCTTCAGACGCTCGTAGAAATTGCCATAATACCCTGTTCTCATGCGCTGACAAATTAGCTTCAATTCCTCCAATTTCAAAACGGGGAAAACCTCGAAGATCATCTCCGCGCAAAGGGCTACATCCTCGAAGCTCTGAAGAGTCTTCTTCATTTCCAGCTTGTCCACCGTTTCTTTAATCATTGAGATAACCGCCGCGCGGGTTTCTTCCGGCATAACCCGTAGCGCGGTTTTAATGTTGGTGCCTTGCTCCCAACACTCTTCCGGCGTGTACTTAAATAATCCCGTGGCGGATATAGTTGTCAAACTCATCGCGGCTTGGGCTTGTCTTAGCTGTAGTTGTGTTTCGTTGTTCATCGTTGTTTCGTTTTATCCAGTTGCGGGCGGCGGCATACCAATCTTTCATCTTGTTTCTGCCGATCATCCACCCTTTCGATTCGTAAAAGTTAAAGAATTTTTCGCCTTCGTCCGTGGTGCTCCCTGCTTCTTCGAAGCGTTCCATGCATTCTTCAAGGGTTGGCGGTTTAAATCTCCTACTCTTTACTTGTTCTTTAGTATAGTCTATAGTAGGTTCTATACTCTGCGCAACTGTAGTTGCAACTTTTGCAACAGTAGTTGCTTCTACTTGCAACGATTGTTGCAACTCTTGCAACTGTGGTTGCTTGTTCCAATCGTTGCTTGCAACAGTAGTTGCTTTTAAAAGTACCGTCATTTTCCGTTTATGCCCGTACCCTTCGCAGGAGATATACTGCGTTTCGCAAAGGTCTTTGCGCATCTTACGGATGTACTGCGGCGTACATACCAACGATTCGGCCAGGTATTCGTCACCCGCCCAACATACTCCGTCCTTCTGGCTGAGGGCATGAATCTTAGCCAATAGGATGCGCTGCATCGGTGATAGGTCTGCGAGTTCCCAAATTTCGAACGGGATCCAAATACCTTTGTTTTCGTTTTCCATGCTTCAAAGATGAAAAAAAAGGGGGCTAAAGCGCCCCCTCTTTCTCACAATCCATCACTTCGAGAACGATTTCCGCGTAGGTGGCGCCGGTTTGTTCGCTTATCTCGGGAATGTGTTTAAGCATATTCCGAGGGCGCAAACTGCACCAGCTTCGCACCGTTGCTCCGGTCACGTCCAGTTGAAAGGCCGCCTTTTCGAGTGAACCGTAGTTACTCACGAGAAACAATTTAATATTATTCATAACGTTCGAATGTAAATGCGCCCCATAGGAACGACTTCTTAACTACTACCCGCTTCTTCTGAATGCCCGTAGGCGCATTTTGAGGGGTCTTCTTTGCATTAACTACCTTCGCGATAGGGGTAGCCTTATCGAAAAGATTTGGTTGCCTTAAAACGTAGCTTTTGCCATTCCACCGACAGCGTTGTTTCATCTGACTGCTCCACTGCTGCTCCATCGCTCGCTTTGTACGACCCGGAATCGGCTGCACATTCATCCAAGAGGCCTGGCCTGATGGCTTGACGTGCGTGTTTACTGTATGCAGCAAAAGCAAATTATCTCGTTCTGTCCAGTTCATAGCTTCGAAATAAGAGTGTCCCGTAACTTTAAGAGCCACTCCGCAGCCTCGACAATCTTCTCCGGATCGTTCTCCTGGTTGATGGCGTGACCAATTGCCCACGACGCGTCGATGCGCTTTTGAATGTCCGGGCTTTGTGGCTTTCCGCCGCCTTGGTTCGGAGTGAATCCCGGCTTCGTGAGTTTCATACGGTCGCCCCATTTGCTCGGGGTGACTTCGTACTCTACTTCATCGCCGACGTTCCAGCGGTCTATGGTCTTCGCGGATACCTCTCCGCTTGCTCCGTCTTCGAGTCCTATCTCGAACTTGAACATAAGGCCGTTACGACCTTCGTAGGTGCCATTCGGTTGAATGGTCTTTACTTTACTTGTTCCCATTTGTTTGGTTTTATGGGGTTAAACATTTCGGTTGGTGTAGGCGTCAATAAGATCCGCTTTAAAGTTGTCAATCAATCGGCGGAAGCGTTCCTCCTCTCGAAGTTCTTCTTGCCATTGGTTGAAGTTCTGCGTAGGCTGCACGTGAACACTGCTCTTAACGCATACGGGCTTTGCCCATTGCTTTTCGTTTGAATTCATTATTGATATATCGTTCAAGGTTAGTAATTGAGGACTGGACTTCAAAGAGCAGGCGGTCAATCTCTTCGCCTTCGAACTCTTGTTGCGCCCATCCGTAGAATTTCTGGACGTCTTCTCGTAGTTGTTCCATTACAGAATTCGGGTTTGAATGTCGTACTTAAGTTTCTTCATGTCAATATCGAGGTAGTCCGTGACGTGGATCTCGCTTATATCGATTTTACTTGCTCCCCCTCTACAGAGAAAGACGCGCTCGATAGTAATCGGGGTAAAGCGTGGGCCGTGAAGCTCGCTATTCTTCGACGCTCCTTCGAGCGTGGGTTGGTCGTATTGCTTACGACGGAAGTAAACCTCTAACGTCATCGAGTCGATGAGGTCAACGTGTATTGATTCAAGTAGTTGTTCCATTGTTTAAATCGTTTGTTGGGGCCAAATTATAAAAAACTATTCATTCTCCAAAATTTTTTGGATAAAAAAAGAGGGAAGCCCCGTTGAGCCTCCCTCCCTGTACAAACGATAATAAACAACTAGTCCATAACTAGACGCCTAATATACTCTACTTCTGAGAAGAACCAAAGTAATAGTTCACGACCTGCCCCACGAGCGTACCTTCTGCGAACCCGAGGATGTGAAAGAAGATCTCTTTATCCTCGACCCCGGACTTCGCCCAAATCACCATCGTGATTCCTATCACCATCGCGGCGATACCCACAAAGGACTGCATCCAATCTCGCCTGTTCAGTGCCTTCGTGATTTCTATCTCTCGGTTCCTTGCGTTGGCGCGATCCGCGTTGGCAAATTCGGCCAGCATTAACCGCGCTTGCTTCTTCTCTTCTTCGCTCTCCGTGCTTGCGTCAATTAATGCGCCTATGGCCTTTAATGCATCGCCTCCTGGGATTACGTCCCCGATAACCTCGAAAGCCTTTGGAGCTTTGTTTCTAAACCATTCCCCCAGCTTGGTGTCTTTGAGTTTCTTCTTCATAATTCCATCAATACGTTAAAGGCGGTATGCCCGCCAATTACAACCCCGCATCCTATCGCTTGCTTTTTAAAGTGCTTGGCGTACCCTGCGGCGTAGCTATCGCGGTCGATACCACACCCCACCTGCATACCGAAAAGTTTAAAGTTGTTGCCTACCATCCACTCGACGTAGGCTTGCGTATGGATGTGCCCTTGCACGGTAGATTGAAAGTCGTTCTTTGCCTTGGTTCGCGCTGTTCCACCTTCGCCGTGGCAGTATTGCACGCCGTCGTACTCGATGCGCTCCGTCCAGTTCCAGCTCGTGCCCAATACCTCGTTATAGTCCTTTATCCATTCTTTGGGTACAGCCGAACTAAACGCCTTGCGCATTATGATACGATCATGATTCCCGATAACTACGTCAGCCTCCGGGAATGCCTGCGACCATGCTTCTACGTGTTCAATGGCTTGTGCGAGTTCATACGCTCCGCCCATGCCGTTAGGATCGGTTTCGTGGTAGCTAGAATAATGGTTGTCGATTATGTCGCCAATGAAGATAACCTGGTTACAGTAGTGGCGTTCGTAGGTGTCCAAGCAAAACTCTAAATAACCGTCCAACTCGAACGGGCAGTGCAGGTCGCCGATAACGAGAATCCGCCGCTCTTTACTCTTCAGGTTTTGAAGGGCTTTGAATTGGCGGGAGGTGAGGCGGGGGCGTGGCATTTAATAAACCCAGATGCGGTGTTGCGGTTTGTTTGTGTCGAGGTCTACGTGTATGAAGTTCGGCGCGATTCCTATTCTCGTAAATCCCACTTCCTGGAGCGCGT